ATATGCGGCTGAAAGCTGGTCTACTGTTGCTGAAGTCTCTACTTGAGCTAACTCTTTTAAACGATCTCTAATTTGAGTAACTTGTCCTGCAGTTGCTGTTATAGTTGCTCTCATTTTATCAAATGCAACATTTGTGTTTTCCGTATCATCGTCAAGTCGTCGTAAAGTTTCTTGAAGTTGAAAGCCTGTTTCGCTAAGGTGTGATAAACTAGCAATAATTTCGTTTTGTCTTTTTACAGTTTCACTATCACCGAAAAATTTATCCCACGCTGCTTTTATTAACCCAATGGCAACAGGAATTAAGGCAAGATAAGGTAATGCTGCTAATAATCCTATTCCTAATGCTTTGATTGAAAGAGTTAGACCAAAAATTACTGTTCTAAGACCTGCAAAGCTAACACTTGCCGCACCATTTGCTAAAGCAGTTGCTGCAAGTTGAACTCGATACTGAGCCATTGCTATTGATATATTTTTAAATGTATCTCGAACATTTAGATTTGAAGCAGAAAGAATTGTATTTGCTGAGGCTTGTGCCGTATTTGCCTTTGCAGTTTGAAGTCCAACAGCATTTAACTTTTGCTGAGCATTTTTTACGTGTTCAAGCTTTTCTACTTTTTCTGCCAATAAGTGAGCTTCCTCTTTTGAGGAAAACATGCCTGCTTGTATTTGAGAAGTATGTACTTCTACTGATCGACCTAAAGATCGTTGTGCTCGCTCATAATCTTTTGTCGTTGCAGTGCCTTCTTGAAGTTTGCTTGATAATTCACCATAAACTTTTGGTAGCTTCCCTGTTGTTTCTATATTTGTTAGAGCATCTCCGGCAGCAGCAGCTTGTTGTGCCGCAAATTCAGCAAAAGCACTAGCAGCGCTTGTCATTCCCGGTAGAAGCTGTGAGCGAATTGTACTTGAAAATAAAAGAATTCCACCAAGAAGGGCCGTAGGACTTTTGGAAAAGAATTTAGCTACAGGAATAAGACCTTTGTTTAAAAAAGTAACAAAGTTCTTTAAAAGATCGGATAAAGCTGCGGCAAGTTGATCATACGCGTTTGGCTCAATAGCGTCTGCAATTCCAGAAAAAGATTTTTCACCTTGTTCAATAACTGCATTTACGAATGCTTGTCGTTTTTGAAATTGAGTAAGATTATCTGCGGTTGTACCTATTGCTGTTGCATATTTTGTAGCAGCATCGTCTAAACGAACCATAATACCAAGTTCGTCTAATAGTTCTGGTTCAAGTTTTGCAGCACCTCGTGTAAGACGATTTAATGAATCTACTGTATCTCGACCAAGAGCAAGGGATGCTCCTTTTGCAACTTCACCAAGTCTTTGAATTTGCTCACTAGAAAATCCTGATGCTGATGCAAGAGCAACTTGATTCATTGCTTCTGCGGTTGATACTGCTTCTCCTGTAATTTCTCGTAAACGATCAGCAATATAAGGAAGATTTCGTCCAGCAACGGTGCCTGTGTAAGCTAGTCCTTCTGCAAGTTGTTGGGCTGCAGCAGCTCTTTGAAGAACTCCAAATGCTGCAGTTAACGCAAAAACATTGGCCGCAAGAGTTGCGTAAGCACCAACAAGACCGCCTCCACCAACCATTGCTTGATTCATCTTGGAGAAAGCTTTTGTGGAGTTCATGCCTGCTACGGCTACTCCTTTTTCTCCTTTTGAAAAATTATTGCGAGCCTTTGTTGTTTTATCGGTGGAAGTTCCGAGTTTATCGGTAGCTTTTGCAGCTTTTTCCGCATCTTTTGCTACAACACCAAGGGTTCCATCTTTTTCAACCTTGATCTTAAATGTAATTTCATTTGCGGCCACTATGTTTTCTCTTTAGCTTTTCATGCTCCCTCTTCAATGCTTCTGAAGATTTTTTAATTGCTTCGTTGTCTAAAAATGTTAATACTTCAAGTGCAAACTCTTTATCTTCAATTCCATATACATCAAAATATGTTGAAAGATTTGTATAGTCTTTTCCTACATAACCAATATCAGGATAAACTCGATCTCCTAAATTGTTGAAAATGTAAAATGTTGCACTTACTATGTCTGGAAAGTCGTTCCAATCTGGAGGTATTTTCTCTGGGTCAGGCTCATTTCCGAGTTGTTCACACATTTCGAGATAACGGTCTGCCGTCATCCCAGTTTCACTATTCTTTAGCAGCTCCTTTAGTCTTTTTAGGCACTGTTCTTTTTGGCTCTGTACGAAAGTTTTCGAGATCAAAGACTACCTCGTTGAGCCATGTATCAAATTCTGCAGACTGGCTTACCAGCACTTGTGCGTTTGGTTGAGTAAAAGATACTTCTTCGCCTAAATCTCGATCTCCTGTATCAATTAAAATTAACGTTTCGAGATGAGCAAGAGTTAAACCTTTCCAATCTTTTAATGTTGCTTTTGTAAACTCTTCTACAAACTTATCCTCATCTAAACTTTCTTCTAATGCTCTGCTTTTTCTGTTGAATTTTGAGGTTGTGCATTTTTTTCTTACGCCGTTTAATTCTTTTCTTGACAGATTTGCTACTTGGACCGAGAAGCCGTCAAGGCCGGGAAAGTCAATCCAAACTGCTTTACTGTCTACTACTAACTGTTTTAAATCCATTATTACTCCTTTATTAAGTATTTGTAAAATATGAAACTACGCTCGAAAGCGCTGTCGGGTTTTGTATCGATCTCCAATTGTATTCTTCTTGAAATACACTGGCGGGTCGAAATCGATTCGTAAATGTAACATTTGCTAAATTTACTCGAATACCATAAAACACCCCGCCTACCGTTTGTCCTACTTTTAGATCCAAAGCACTATCTGAGTTCCAATCTCCCCAATTTCCTGCTCCAGGATCATAATTTACTCGAATTGATCCTGCTAAAATTCGTGTTCCTACTGTAAAACTAGTTGGAAACATTGAAGTTGCTCCACTAGTCGCTGAGAGTGCTCCTTGTAATGTAGTATTCTTGTTCCATGTAATATCATTCTGTAGCTCTAAATTTAAACTAACAACACTGGAAGAAAGATCTATTCCTCCTCCAATTGTTATCGTATCAATTACTCCTCTATTATACGTAGTTGTTAGTATATTATTTAAAGTAATTCCAGCTGCATCCATGGCTCCCGGAAGAGCAGGTCTCAGAGTAGGAGTACTTGAACCAATATTTGCACTAGCAGTAAATATTGTTCCTACTTCATTATTTACGGATCCTATTGTTGTAAAGTCTACATCGCCTTGTCCCACAAGAAGAACGCGTCGATTAATAAGAGAGTTTTGCATTTCACTAGAAGTGAAGTTTGTTTCGTCCGAAACAAATTTAGATAGCTTCGATGCATCACCTTCAACGCTCAATCTCAGGGGTCTAGATCTATTAATCTGAAAATTACCTGATTGAATGACACACGTCTCTAGTTTATATACATCATGCTGAGAGGAAATGTATAAATCAAATGTTGCTGTATCGAGAAGACGATCAAAAATTATTTTATTTCGTGTTTCTCTTGTTAACGGTACGTTCAGTGAAAAATTTGCAGGATTTGCAGTATTAATCACAGAACCTTCAAAACTAGACTGACTTTGTAATGTTTTTACTGGGTAACTACTTTCTCTAAAAGTTTGACTAAAAGAAATTTCACTTATGTCTATTCTTTGTTGATTCCCGTTATATACAACGTGAACCTCAACGTCTTCTTTTAAAAATGTATATCCCTGTCGCGGCATTTCGTTGTCCAGTTATATGATAAGGGGCTCAAAAGAGCCCCTATCTTTTCCTATATTATATGTCAAAACAACAGTAATGTCAAGAACTATTTTTACTATACTGCATCGTTTTTATATATAATCTTAATTTCGTCTCCTTCACCAACTCCCGTTCCTAAGCCATGGAAATTAGTTTCAAGTGAAATTACATCTTCAATAGAATGTGATGGAATTTCTAAGTGAGCAGTGGGAAGTTGAAGTTCAAGTTTTGGTCCAACTGCTGTTCCGCCTACTTGAAGTTTGATATCAAACTTGTTAATAACAGTGCTTGTATCGTTCACCAAGTCTGCAAACAAGTTAGTAACTTTGTTTGTAGCAGCATCAGAGCTTCCAAGATAACAAGTTAAACTTCCTGTGACAGTACGAGTACCAGTTACGTGTTCAATTGGCTGGTTAACCTTACCAATTTCTTCAGGAGTTAAGAAGCTAATATTATTACTAATAGTAACATTTCCACCTGTTAGTGCAACCTGATACGAAGTTTCGTATGTCTGGCCTGTATTACCATTTTGGTCAGTAAATGTAGTGCCAGCCTGGAATGTTGTTTCTGGGGCAAGAGTTAACTGAGTAAGTCTATTACGAATAAAGTTACCAGTATCTTCTGTTCCCTCTGTTATTGCAGGACGCCAGCCCATGACAGTTGCTGCATTATCTCCAGAAGCATCAATAACATTTGTAGCACTTCCTGAACTTTCATGATTAGAAACATATACTCTATCTGATGCGTCTGTTTTAATCCAGAATTGCTTATCAGCCGTAATAGTCGGTGCAGTAGTTGATGCTGTCCATACGTCCGCCTTAGAACCAGTAATCTGTCCAGGACTTACATCATCAATCTGTCCAGAAAATCCTGACCAGTTGATTGTTGCAATACCGTCAATATCAAAGTCAATTGATGCTTCATTTACAACAGCATCTTTGAGTCGATAAATTAGACGTCCTGCACTTCTATCTGAAAGAATAAAGTACAAGTTAAAAGTACCAAGAGATGATCTATTAGAATCTAAAAAGTTAATTCTAGCTTCTGTTGCACCATCAGTTGTTCCTGCGGTAGTGTTGTCCCCTTGAACCAGTGCATTAAAGTCAGTGTCTGCTGAAGAGCTTCCAACTGTATTTACTGTTTTTGCTGGAGTACCTGAAGGAGAGATTTGAGCGTCTGCAGCAAGATTTGTAAAATGTTGATAACTGTCTGCATAGAGGGTAATTGTTATATCATCTCGAGTGCCTGAGCCTCCAAGTTGATCACCATCAATAACTATTGTTTCTCCAGATCTAAACTTCTGTCCAGTTTCTGTAAATTTAATTGCGGCAGAGGCACCACTTCCAGCAACTGTTACTTGCACAACAGCGTTTACACCTTGCTTTCCGCCTCCTGCATATGTAATGCCAGTACTATTTTGTCCAATACCAACGTTAAAGGTATAAGTACCAGCACCATACTGTGCATCCGCTAGATCAGCGTCTCCACTAGCATTTACTGCGGTGAAAGAACAAATAGATCCACCAAGAGCTGGATCATGAACAAAAGTACTACCATCACGATTATAGACGTTTTTACCTGCCATTGCAACCCAAAGGGCTTCTTCAACAGCGTGAACTTCTTTATATGTTGCCTGTCGGCTAGCTCTACCAGTGCCGTCTTCATTGACACCTGCAGCCGCTCGGAAAGGGCGAGCATATGTAGAAAAAGACCACTCTGCAGCGGACAAGGAGTCGGTAAACATTTTACGACCTCTTCGCGAACGTCCAACAGAGTCTTCCATCTCGTTCAAGGTTATTTCTGATGCATTCGTTGCCTGTGAAAAACTAAATCCATCAAGCACTGGAATAGACCAAAGATAGCCATCTTTTTCCATATAGAGTCTCGAGTCTCTACTAAAATGTAAAAATTCAGCCATAGTATTCTCCTAACTATGAAACTTGAAAAGACTGATCGTGAACTTTTATTCGTGTCAGAATTTTCCTAATAACGAACCTCTATAAGCATTTCTCCGACTCCTAGTGGTTCTAGCACACCTTCATCCGTATCTAAACTGATGACTGTGATTTGATGAGTATAATGAACAATATTCATTTTGTCAGTATACTGCAATCTTGAGTTGTCTTCAATAACAGTTTCTACATCTTCCATTAGTTCATTTAAGGCTTCTTGTGAGTCTTCCTCTTGAACATACATTCGAATTGTTATTGATAGAAACCTATCTCTTACATGGGCTGCTCGATATTCTCGAGTCTCACTTCCTGCATTTAAGTGCACTGCAGGAAATTCATCAACCTCGTCCCAAAATTTAAGCCGTGGATGAACATTTTCTCCTACATCAGTTAGAAAAGCACCTTGACCATTTATTGTTTTTAACTTAGTGACAAGAGCATCAACAATATTTTTTCTTCGTGATGAATAAGTTCTCGAAGTCACTACACTCTCCTAGTATATAATCTTCCTAATCCAAATTGCGCTACAATTTCTCTTATTGATTGGTCAATTAAAGGTCTAGGATCTCTAAATGCGTCTGCAAAACGAGAGCCACTTGTTGTTTCATAAACTTGATAAGGCTCTTTTGCATAAGTAAATCCAATACTAGGAAATCCTTGTGCTGTTGTTGCAATGTCTGTTACACGTACACTATTTGCAAATCTTCCCGTTCTATTTTCAAGTCGAGGATCTCCCATATTTTTAGTAACTCTATCTGGAAGTTGTTGATTTATAACTCCTAAAATACCCGCTAAATTCATTTTTGGACCCGGAGGTCTTTTCTCTTGTCGTTTTCGTCCTGCTGCAATTGCAGGCATTTTTCCCATTTCCAATTGTTTTGCAGGTAAAATTTTTGGTTTTCCAACTATTTTTGAAACTTTACGTTTTGTTGAGGCTTTTAGTGTTGTATCCTCTACTTTTATTCTACTAACTAATGTATTTCTTCGAAAATGTCTTTCTAAATCTTTAATGATTAATTTTCTATTACGAGAAACAATTGAGTCTGATCCTTCTATTTTTTCTATTTTTTCTTGAGACAGACCTTCCTTTAGTAATTGAATAAATTCTTTTTTTGCTGCTTTTGCAGATTGTCCCATTAAATTATTTCCAGCTCTATCTTCTAGCATGATAATAAAGCCTTCGCCGTCATCTGCTCTTACAACAGAAAAGTTGAATCCCATCTTTTCCATTCTACTTTGCACATCTTTTGCTTGTGCATAACCTTCCTTTTCTAGTGCTGTTGAGTGTTGATCGTATGTGCTCTTGAAAATATTTCTCATTGTAGTTTCGAGAACACCTGCACCATGTAAATGACCTGCTTGTAAAACACTTCCTGCACTTGTTGCTAAATTACCTCTTGCTGTTCTTAAGGCTTTTTTACGTTTTCTATTTGTATTTTTGCTTGTATATTCGCCTTGAGATTTAAAATAGTTTTGTACATCTGTAAAAAAGTCTTCAATTACATCAGAGTATGATGACTTTAACTTTTGGTAAATATTATTCTGATCAAGTATCCTAGGCATATTAGGATATTTTCGCATCCACATTGGTGCTAATACTTCTTGATCTGTAGATGTTGTAAACTCAAGAATTACCCCACCTCTACCACTACCATATGACTTTCCGCCCAGTGTTTTTACATATGTAACTAGTGTTTTACCGTGTCTTTTTGCTGCTTCTTCAATATACATATTGTCTTCTTTTGTTACATTCCAACCGTCCTCGGACGATTTTTTTGCAGCTCTTTTCATTTGTGTAGCAAGACGACCTGGTGTAAAAATAAACGTATGCGGCTGTAAATTATAGTCATTTCTAAAGTCCGGTGCCTTTTCTAGACTATGTGCTAAATCTTCCAAAAAAGCTTCTAATGCTCTTGTACTCATTAATAATTCTTGTACAAGTCTAAGACTCGCTTAATATGGTCAGGAAATGCCACGTTATTTTGTTGTGTTGTACTCGCAGAATTTTGTATACTTGCTCCTGCCATTACTCTTCGTTGTTTATGCTCATCCTTTAAGTAGTAAGTAATTAAGTCAACAACTGCGAGTTTTAAGTCTTCGGGTACGGCACTATAACCTGCGCGATATACTACCTCTACTGCTCCCACTCCTTTTGCCCAATTTTTATATCCTGCACTTGTAGTACGAAAAACACTATCAGTATCTAAGTCTAAAAAATACTCAAATGCTCCTGTTGTAAGTGTAGCATAGCTACTTCCGTAGTCTGCTCGTTCTTTAACACTTACAATACTATTAACAGGGCTTTCAGTTAATTGAACAACGTGGGTTCCCCAGTTAATATTAAATGTTTCTGTTTTATTGCTTGAATAAAAATCTACAAATGAATTTGCACAATAAGTTTTTACTAATTGACTTACAGATGGAATTAGTGCAGAAATACGCAAATCCTCTTTTGGAGTACTTAACCCTTCTGCATCTTTGTATGACGCTAGTGTTATTAAATCAGCCATACTAAGTCCCTTAGTAAAAACTTGGGGGAGGAAAACCTCCCCCAGGTTAGTAAAACAATCAATCGATTACTGGTAAGGCCAGAAGATTGATGGCTTGTTAGATCCAGCGTTAGCGAACAGCTCGTTAAATCCGAGAGACTGTGATGCTACAATCACATTCTGCTGATCTTTAACACTGTACTCAGTTTCTATGCTTACACCCTTGAGTCGAGGTATTACATAGTTATCAACATTGATTGCGAGCGCTGCAGAAGTAGTTACTGCTCCGCCTGCACCCAAGTTCTGAGCTAACTGGTCAGTTGCTACAACTGGTGAACCGAATACTGATCCAACAACACCGATTCGCTTAGTAGCAAGATCAGATCCTACTTCTGTCACGTCAGTGAAGCCGGACGCATCGATTAACTCGTAGTATACGTCAGTTGGAACAATGAATGCTACACGGGATGGGTCGAGACCATACTTGCCCATTTCCTTTCGGAGTGCAAGAAGGTTAGCTGGGGTAACTTCATCCGTGCCTGATGCATCAAGTGCAGTAAGACCAGAAACAGTTGCGAAACCAGAAGTGTTATCAGTTCCGTTTGTTCCAGTAAGACCGGTTGAAATGTTAGCAGCACCTGCACCTACAAGAATTGCTGAGTCAATTGCAATCGCGTGCGCTCTTGCAAGTGCACTTGTAACGATTGGCAAAAGAGTTACAACAGTCTGCTCGTCGGTGTCATTTGAAATGTAAGTACCAGCGATCAGTCTGTGAGCTTGTAAGATTACCTGACTTACGGTGTAGTTGTTGTCACCTGCATCAGAGAGTTGGTTAGAAGAGTCACCAATTCCAGCCCCGCTGAACGTTGCCGCTCCTGCGTCTGGTGCCAAGGGTAGTACAGTTGCGCCAGAAGAAACTGCAATCTCTCGGAAGAGAGGAGCAACTTTCTGTGCTTGACGTACTTCTTCTTCGAACTGCTGAGATACGATTACATCGATACCAGCAGCGGTAGTTGCTGTGTAGTCAACACCTGCTTTTTCAAGAAGATCCTTAGAGAACTGAGTCTCATAACCTTTTCCAGTGATTGCACCAAGAACCTTGGCTTGGAGAAACTCCTGGCCAAACTTGGACATATCACCTGTTCCGCTGCGACCTGAGAAGTCACGCTTGCTGTTTTGAATTGCTTCAATCTCAGCAGCTTTTTCTTCGAGATCTTTCTTATACTTCTCGATAACTTCTGCAGTATTTGCTTTCTCATCTGCAAACTCTTTTTGTAAGTCTGCAACGAGCTTTTCAGCACCAGTTTCGATACCAGATCGAATCTTGGTCTGCACTTCTTTATCTTGTGCAGCTTTTGCAGCTTCAGCTTCAGCAGTTTTTTCTGCCTCTGCCTGATCTGCAGCTTTTTGCTCGGCTTGCTTCATGCTGATTTTTGCAGCAGTTTCCTCTGCTACCTTCTTAGCAAAAGCTTCCAAGTCGATTTCGGGAGTTTGTGCTTCCGACATATCTATCTCCTTTGAAGAGGATACTTCCTCGCTTTTAAAAGTTTTTTTGAAGTCTTCATAATCCTGCTCAGAATCGAAAGACTTCGCCAGAGAAAAGGTTGCTGCTTGATTGCATGGTACCGATACAACTGATACTTCAAACAACTCAGCGTCCTTTATCTTTAATCCGTCGGTTTCCTCTAAATAATCAGCGTCCTTTACTCGAAAACCTACGGAAAAAGCTCCAAGGACACCGTCTTTAACTAGTTCTACAACATCTTTTGCTGCCTTACTAATCTTTGCTTCTAGTTCCAACCCGTTCGGTCCAGCTTTTATGCCGGTTGCACGACCTATGGGTCGGTTATAGTCATGATTAAAAAGAATTATGGGATTTTTTTCAAAATTTTTCAGTCCACCTTTCATCCAAGCATCTCCAGAGATAGTATCGCCCGCGCGATCAAAATCCACAGTGCTTGCCATGCCACGAATCATTACACTTCCATCTTCGGTAGTTTGTGATTTGAAGGTAGACGTTAAATTAAACATCTTGTTCGTCATAATCATCCTCTTTTTCCGCTACTGCGGCTTGTGCCTTTTCCATTTTTTCCTCAATGGTAGGCTTTTGATGAATCAACTCCCATAAATCCTTAGTTTCTTTTTCAAGCATAGATAACATATGAGTCCAAGACTTACATATTCTATCAATCTCTTTTACAGTAAGAAACTTGGGTCGATTCTTCATCTGGGAGTATTCTTTACGATTAGGAATATATCCTATCTCTGCAAAAAACATTCCAAGCTGTTTTACAATTTTTAATTTTTTACCTCTAGTTACTGCCATTATTCTTCATCCTCTTCTGTTGGTCGTCCGCCTTCTGATGGGTTTCCTGCACTTCCTGCTATGTTTGCAGGTATTCTAATATCTTCTGTGCCTTCTATTTCTGGGAACCCTAATCTTTCACGAGCTTCGGCTGCAGTAATAATGCCACCATTCACAAGAGAGGTATAATATGCTGAAGCATCTCTTAGCTCGGGCTGCAATGCAGGAATATCTGAAATATCCTCTGTAATCGGAAACCCAAAAAATCTACTCAGACCAAAGTTTAATTTTCTTACAATTGGTAATACTGTTTCCAAATAATACAAACGCATATTTGGTCGAATATTTGCATTGTTACCTGAGTCTAACATTATCGGAGGTACTCCGACAGCTTTCAATATAATTTTTTCATTCTTGTCAATAGCATCTTGAAAGTCGAGTTCTTTAAAGTTTACATTTGAATATGTATCTACTTCAATACCGCCATCAAGTATAAGAGGTCTGCGACCTCCTGCGTCTGGCTTGTATCTTGCCTGCCAAGACTGTAACATTCTTTCTTTAATTTTTTCAGATAAAGTATTCGGTGATTTTAGTACTAAACCTGGAACTGCTCCGTTCTTGAAAAAGTTATCTTGAAAAGCTCTCATTTGTGACATGATCTGCATCGTTCGTACTGCAGGCTTCAGTCGTGATACTCCACGATAAATATCGTGGAATGAGTTTTCTTTTATGTGAATAATTTCATTCGGAGAGTAATCAACGTCATTGTAAGTATACTTTTCAACATAAGTTTTTGAATCACCATGTATTGTAACTGTATCTGCTGGTACATGATAGAGATGTGCTCCATCGTAGTAAATAAAAATGTTTCCATCTAAAAGATAATCTGTTATAAGATTACGCTTAAAAGTATTAATATCTTGAAAAGGGTTAGGTTGAGTATTTAGTAAATTATCAACCTTTGCTCTTTTCAGTCCTTTTATAACTCCGGGTGTAGATAGTCTCGCAACAATTGCTGGAATTTCTGCGCAGTCATCTACAACCATGTTTACTGCGCGGTTTACAACTTCTAAATTTTCATAGTATGTTTCATACTTATCTGTAAACTCTCTAGAGGTTTGACTACCTGCACCAAGATAGGATTGAATAGGATTTAATTTTTCTTCTACCTCTATTTTTCTACCGAGTATTCTATCATACCATGCCATGTTTTTCTCTTTGTATTTGTACCCACCGCATCTGCTTTTCTGCTGTTGCCAGTGAGGGTTCTTTACCGTAAATCGAGTGGAGTTGCTTGTGGTGCATGTTACATAAAGTTACTGCGTGAACATATAACTCATCTTCATGCTCGTCAATAAAATCTTCCCGAAGTGCTTGTATATACTGAGGATTCAAATTGTTATTCAACAACCAATTATTTAGCAACGCTGTTAAACTATAATAATGGTGGAAATCTAACTGGGTTTTTGTTCCACAGATATGGCATTCCGGGCCTTTCTTATATCGTGATTTTGCCTTATCTCGAACATACTTTACTACATCACGTTTTAACTTAGGCATTTTGGTTCCATAAGTACATCTATTACAAAGAATTATATCTGCTTTTAGATAACTTGTCAAATACTATTTTTCAGAGGTATCATTAGAACGAGGTGTTTGAAGTAATGAATGAATACAGCCCGTATCTTATTGCATCAGCCATGTGTGAAGAGCGATCGTGCTTCGGCCTTTCCTTCATTAAATTTGGGTTTGCATCCCACTGATACGCTTCAATAGAATACTGACTCTCTGAACATTTCTGATCTATCATAAGTTTATCGTTATCTACAATACTAGCAACGTGACTTATTCCATCTAATACCGACTTCTTTGCATTGATAGTAGATATATCATAATTTTGTGCGAGATCGAATCTTGTTTGCTGTGCTGCTGAATCAATATAAATATAGTCAACATCCCACTTATCGATGAGCTTTTGTATTTCTCCTGCATGTTGTTCAGTAGTTCTCTCTGCATTCATGTACTCGTCGAGAAGATAAAACTTTTCTTTATCCCAATCGTATGCGATTACACAAAAGGCAGTAGGATCCTTATACCCAACGTCAAGCCCAGCAAATACATCCATTGATGCAGTATCAAGCTGAGAGAAATCCTGTATACACTCTTCGAAATTAAAGTTCCAAATCTGTCCTTCGTATGTATTAAAATCTGCTTCATATTCCTGTCTAAATTCAGCCTCTGACATTGTTTTTCTAGCTTCATCAATATCAGATTGACTCATCCTTGGGTTATCTTTATAAGTTGCTCGAACGGAACACCATTCGGGAAACTCATCGGAATGTCCTCTATTCCAAAACTGGCTAAACCAATTATTTCTTCCTCTGGGTGTAGATATAAATAGTGCTTTTGAATTTTCTTTGTCTAGAGTAGGTCGTAGAGCTACGTTAAAAGCGTCACGACCATCAACCAAAGCGGCTTCGTCAAAGATAATAAGGTCATAACTACGACCAACGCAGCTATCCACTTGGTTAATAGAACCCATTCGGATGGTCGATCCGTTTGAGAGTTCGATGACTTTATCCTTCGCATTATCTCTTACAACCTCCAAGTCAAAATGCTTTATAAGTTGTCTTTGTAA